AACACCAAGCTGGCGGTGCGCACGCTGCCGGGCAATCTGCAAAAAACCCTGATCGTCGGACAAAAGCTGGCAACAGGCACGGTGCTGGCCAACACGGTGGTGGAGGTATTTTCTGACACGGATGCCGCGACTTTCTTCGGGCGTGGCTCAGTCGCTCACCTGATGGCGCGCTCGGCGTTGCAGGCGAATGCCTATCTGGCGCTTTCGATGATCGCGCTGGACGATGCAGGTGGCTCTGTCGTGGCGACGGGTACGGTGACGCTGACCGGCCCCGCTGCTGCCGGTGGTGTCGTTACACTGAACATCGGCGACCAGTCCGTTGTCGTGGCCGTCACGGCAGCCGATACGGCGACGGTGATTGCCGCTGCGCTGGTGGCGCAGATCGCCAAGCAGCCTGATCTGCCGGTGACCGCTGCTGCCGCGTTAGGCGTGGTGACACTGACCGCCAAGAACAAGGGCACGCTGGGCAATGGTCTGAAAGTGAGTGCGGTGGCTGCGGCCACGGGGGTGACGGCTGCCGTGGTGGCAATGGCTAACGGTGCGACTGACCCGACGATTGCGACTGCGCTGGCGACCGTATTTGCCGCTGGCCACAATATCCTGATCAGTGCCTGGAACGATCAGGCCAGCCTGACCGCATTGCGCACCCATCTGGATGCGGTCTCCGGCCCGCTGGAACAACGCGGTGCGGTCGGCATCTTCGCGCATACCGGTACGCTGGCGGCCAGTACCACGCTGGCCGGCCTGATCAACAGCGGGCGCATCAGCGGCTTGCTGGTGGCGAATGGCTATGAAGCCAGCTATGAGGTGGCGGCGGCTTATGGCGCGGTGGTGGCCAGCGAGGAAGACCCGGCGCGCCCGCTCAACAGCTTGCCGCTGACCGGCATCAGCGCGCCCCCGCTGGCTAATCGCCTGGGACGTGTCGAGCAGGAAAACGCGCTGTACAACGGCATCACCCCCTCTGAGGTCGGCCCCGGCGAAAAGGTGCAGATCGTGCGCGCCATCACCACTTATATGCTCGACCCGCAAGGGGTGCCGGACATTTCGATGCTGGATTTGACCACCATCCGCACGCTGGACTATGTGCGAAAAGCCTGCCGCGAGCGCATCAGCCTGCGCTTCCCGCGTGAAAAGTTATCCGCCCGTACCCCGGACAAGGTGCGTTCCGAACTGCTCGACGTGCTGTACAAGCTCGAAGAGCTGGAGATCGTGCAGAACGTGGGGCTGTGGAAAGGCCAGCTGCTCGTCGAACGCGACCTGCAAGACCCGAACCGGCTGGACGCGAAGATTCCGACCAACGTGGTGAACGGCTTGCATGTGTTCGCCGGGCGGATTGATCTGTATCTGTAAATCCCCCCAACCCCCCTTTTTCAAAGGGGGGCTACCTTTAGGAGACGAAAAATGGCTTTGAAAGAGTATTTAGGCGCGATTGTGCTGGAAGTGAACGGGGTTGAGGTCGAGGTGGAAAGCCTGGACGTGACCAAGAAGACCGGGCGCAAGCTGGTCAAAACCATGAACCGCAGCGGTCGCCCGGCAGGCTTCGCCAAGGGCGTGGAAGAAATTGACCTGAAGGTGTCGGTGGTGATCCCCCTGCTGGGCGATATGGACTGGGCAGCCATCGAGGGCGCGAAACTGACGGTGTACCCCACCGCCCCCGGCGGCCGTCGCACCAGTTATCTGGATTGCTTCACGCTGGACGTGGGCGAGAAGTATGGCACGGATAGCGAGGCCAAGCGCGATTTGAGCATGGCCTGTTTGCGCGAGGTGATCGAATGAGTGCTGAACTCAAGGAAGTGGGCGAGCTGCTGGTCGGTGTCGAGGTGGATGGCGTACTGCACAGCGATTTTGTGTTGCGCCCGCGCCTGGTGCGCGATTCGATCCGTGTCATGGCCGATGAGCAGGCCCAACAGAATGATGCCTATCGCGGCGTGGCGCTGATCGCGTGTCAGATTGTAAAGCTAGGTGAGCTGAGTTCGGCTCAAATTACCACTGAACTGCTGCTGTCCATGTTTGATGCAGATCTGGCGGTCATCATGGCAGCTAATGGTCGCCTGGAGGGGCGGCTGCAAAGCTTTCGAGCAAAGGCTTAAATCCTACCGGCACCTCCATCTGGCGCTGGTCAAGATCGGGGTGCCGTGGCATACGGCATTGGAGATGAGTGAGACTGAGGCGGGGGCGTATCTGGATGCGTTTGCGCAATTGAACGGGCTTAAAAAGAAGAGGGATTCCGGTGTTTCTCAGCAACGTTATCTCTCCAAGCGTCAACCGCTAAAAACCCACCCGTGAGCGCCGCACAAACTACGGCATAAAAACCTTCCTGACCTTGTGGCGCAAGGGCAACCCCTACCACCGCAGCCAGTAATAATAGCGCCAGTACGACCAGTATTTGACCTATCTGGCAGACCCGCAATAAATACATAAGCCAAGGATTTATCATGTCAACAACGCTCGCTCTCATGTTGCAAATCACTGCCGCAAACGGCGCGGCGGGGGTGCTGGGTGGACTGCGAAAAAGTCTAACTGATATGGGGCGGATCAGCAAGGATACCGCCGCTCATTTTGATGCCATGACGCGCTCTTTGCAGCGCGCAGGTACGGCATTTGCGGTGAGCGCCTATATTGGCAGCAAGATGAAGCCCGGGGTGCAAGCAGCTGCCGATCTGGAAGAATCCATGAACCGGGTAAAAGGCAATATCGCGCAGGTTGGCGACAAGGCCGACGATCTGGCTGCCAAACTTGCGAAGGTGCGGGATACCGGGCGCGAGGTCTCCAAGGTGATGCCGTATTCATCCAAGGAGATCGTCAATATTCAGGGCGATATGCTCAAGGCCGGTGTGCCATTGGAGGCCGTCGCGGGCTCACATGGCGCGGCCTATTCCGCAGCTGGTCTGGCGAGTATTTCCGGCACTGACCCAAAGGATGTCGGCGATATGCTGGCGCGTATCGGAAAACAGTACAATTTCAAACCGGAAGATTACCAACACGCTGCCGACCTGTTGGCGAAGGGGGAAGCTGCCTCGCCTGGTTCGTTGCAAGAGTTGATGTATTCGCTCAAGCAATTTGGTTCGACTGCTGCGCTGCTGAGCGTATCGTTTAAGGATTCAGTCACAATGGCCGCTGCAATGGCACCGTTAGGCTACGAGGCCGGTACCGCAGTTAACCGTTATATGCTGGATTCTGTCGGGTTAACACCCAAGCAGCGCGAATCAATGACTGAACTTGGCCTGGCAAACACCAAAGACGGTAAGTGGAATAATCTGTTGTACAAGGAGGGTAAGTATATTGGCCTCGACGCTGAAAACGCGATGGTGCACAAGCAGTTTGGCAAAATTAGCGACACCGGTGCCAAGGCCAGGCTAGCACATGATATCTGGGGGCAGGAAGGGATGCGCGCCGCGCTGATGGTCGGTGGCGAAGGTGATCTGTTTGTAGGCATGCAAAAGCAGATGGATGCATCTCTCGGCCTGGAAGAGCGCATGACCGTGACGATGAATGGTTTTAACATGGCCACCAAGGCGGCTGCGGGCACGGTGCAAACGCTGCTGGCAACGGCATTTACACCCGCCCTGGATAAGGCAACGGTTTTGGCCAACAAGGTAAACGACATTGCCGATGCCGGGGCGCAAGGGCTGGATAATCACAAACAGGCGAATAACTGGATGGTGGGCGGGATAGCTACCGCCGCAGTAGGCATCGCAGGTTATGGGCTTTTCAACCTATTAAAAGGCTTTGGTAGCGGCGCAAAAGCACTCAAGGGGTTTTTGGGTGGAGGCGCATCCCTCGCGGGCGGTATCGCCGAAGGTAAGGCGATCCAGGCGGCAACCGGGGTTACGCCGGTATTTGTGACCAATTTTGCACAGATGCAGAGCGGTGGCGGGGCAGGTACGGCAACCGATCTAGCGGCCACTGCTGCTGCGGCATCATCTGTACCGGGGCTGCTCAAAACCGTGGCGACTGGCGCAAAATTGCTTGCCTATTCTACCCTGCCAGAAATTGCCGCATTGGGCGCAGGCGCAGCGGCAACAGCCACCGCAATGGTGGCCGGTGCAGGTGTTGTCGGTTATGGTATTGGGGCGGCAGTGGAGTCTTTAGGGTCTTATGCCACCAAGGGGACGCGTATGGAGGGCTGGATGACCGAACACCTCGGTGGCATGATGGCTAAAATTGCCGCGTATTTCGGCAGCAAGGAAGCCCAGCAGGCACTGGAAGTCAATCTGCATCTGGATGGTGAGAAGATCACCCAGGTGGTCACCGGTAAAATCAACCGGGAAGCCCGCCGCAACTAATTTTCCCGCTTGGAGTGAGCAGTCTCGACTGCGCCTGGCAGCGACATGCCGGTGCCGGAACAAAAGTTTTATGTGCCGCTGCACACCATAACGCAACCGAGGTTGCGTACTCCATAGGAAGATATTCCGCCTTAACTGCCCTCCCATGCGCGCGTAAGCTGCGCACATGGCCTGGACAGATACCCTACTTGATGCGACCTTTCGCGGTGTGATGTTTGATTGCGTCAGCACCAGCGATGCGGTGCAACGCGCGCTGGTAGAGCACGACTACCCCTATGTGGCCGGCGCGGATGTCGAGGATATGGGCGCACATGCGCGGCATATTTCCTTGCGCGCGGTGTTCTACGGCGCGGATTATGAAACCCGGATGCAGGCCTTTATCGCGGCGCTGGATGGTGCGGATGAGACGCTTGCCGCCGCCGACGCGGCGCGGGGCGGCTGGTTGCAGCATCCGGTGTTTGGCATGATGTTCTGTCAGGTGGCCAGCTATCGGGTGGCGCATGAGGCCGAGACGGTGGACGAGGCACAGCTTGAGATCGAGTTCGTCGAATCTACCACTGCCGCGCCGTTCTTTGGTAGCGAACTGGCGGTACAGAAGGCGGAAGCGATCACGCAACACGCACAGGCCGCCACCGCTGCCGCTACGGAGAATATCGGTGCTACGGTAGACCGGATGCGTAACCCGCTGGCGGTGCTGGACGGTCTGCGCAGTGCCTTGATGATGCCGTTGCTGGGGATTACCCGCGCCGCTGGCGTGCTGTTGTCCGGGATGGATGTGCTCAGCTTTCCGCGCGCCTGGGGCAATGACATCTCGGCACTGGTGAACGGGATACTCGACCTGCGCCAGTTCGGCAGCAATCTGCTGTCCGACTGGGCCAGTATTCAAAACGATCTGAATGCCTTTTCCATCTTCAGCCGCCCGCCGGGCGCATTGCCCTATAGCCCGGCGGAAGCGGCAGGCATTGCGGCAGTGGCGGCAACGGTGCAGGTGAACACGGCAGCCGGACTGGCCAATGCCGCCGGGTTAGTGCTGGCGGCGGAAGCGGCGACACCTACGCTGACCCCCACGCAGCTTGAGGCGGTGGCGAATACCGCGCGTGCCGCAATTGAGACTGCGATTGTCCAGGTGCGGGCGGTATATGGCATCGAGCAGGGGCGCGCGATGACCGAGCCGTTGAAGACGATGGCGCTGGCGGTACAGGAGGCGGCACGCGCCATCATCGTGACCCGTCCGCCGCTGATCCGGCGCACGGTGGAGGCCGACGGTAATTTCCGGCTGCTGGCGCACCTGTGGTATGGCGATCATAGCCGCGCGCCTGAGCTGTATCGGCTGAACGGCGCACGCAGTCCGTTCGTGCGTCAGGGTGAGGTGGTCAATGCCTACGCAAAATAACCCCCTGCCTGACACTGTCGAGCTGCTGATCGGCGGCCAGATGCAGGGCGACTGGTCGGGCTACGAGGTGGATTCCGACCTGCTCACGCCTGCCGATGCCTGGCAGGTCACGCTGGGGATGTCTGCGGATCAGATGCCTCCGGATGTGGCGGCAGGTGCGCCGGTGGTGGTCAAGATCAGCGGTGATACAGTGATGACCGGGCGCATTGATGAGGTCAACCACCAGGTGAATAAATCTTTCCATACGCTGACAATTTCCGGGCGCGACGGCGCGGCGGTGTTGCTGGATTGTTCGGCTCCGATTTTTACCGCGCAGATGGCCAGTTTGCAGGAGATTGTCACCAAGGTGGTGCGCCCGCTGGGGATTACTAAAATCCGCCTGGATGCGGCAGCAATACGAACTCGCGAGAAGATCAGCGTCGAGCCGGGAGACAGCGCCTGGGATGTGCTGTCCCACGCTGCCGAGGCCAACGGGCTGTGGCCGTGGTTTGAGCCGGATGGCACGCTGGTGATCGGCGGCCCCGATTACAGTCAACCCGTCTCGGCCACGCTGGTGCTGCGCCGGGACGGGATAGGCAATAACGTGCTGAGCCTGGATAAAACTGAATCGGTCGCGGAACGCTATTCGCAGGTGACGGTGCTGGGGCAAACCCACAGCACCAGCCTTGAACAGGGTAAAAATGCTTTGCAAGCGACTGAAAAAGATAGTGGCATGAGCTGGTATCGGCCAAAGATCATCACCGACCATGAGGCTGATAATGCGGCGATTTGTCGCGACCGGGCGCGCAAGCTGATCTCGGACAGTCGCCTGAAGGGGCTGACGCTGACCGCGACGGTGCAGGGGCATCGCATCACCAGCACGGACGGCGCAGGCAACGGCATGCTGTGGACCCCCGGCCAGCGGATTTATGTGGTGTCCGAGCCGCATGGCATTGCGGCGATCTATTTCCTGATGGCGCGCAAGTTCACCCGCTCGCGTAACGAGGGCACGCGCACCACGCTGACGCTCAAGGAAGACGGTGCCTGGCTGCTGGATGCGCATCCGCACAAGAACAAGCACCGGCGCGGCAAGAACGACAGCACGCCGCACGTGCAAATTTCGGATGCAACCCAGCCATGATCAAGACAGTAGACAACCGTATCCAGCGCGCCCTGAGCGGTATTCGGCTGGCGTTTCGTGGCGTGCTGACGCTGGTGAAATCTGCCGGTGCGGTGCAGCTGGTGCAGCTCGACGGGATGAGCGGCGAGCAGTTGCAGGACGCGGAGCTTATCCAGCAGTTTGGCTTTACCAGCAATCCACCCGCCGGGACAATGGCGATTGTGTTGCCGATCGGCGGTAAGACGGCGCACGGCATTGTCATCGCTACCGAACACGGCACGCTGCGTCTGAAAGGCTTGGCTAGCGGCGAGATGGCGATCTACAACCAGTGGGGTGATCACGTGACCCTGTCAGCAGACCGGCGCATGAAAGTGGTGTCTTCGCTGGCCGTGGACATCACTACCCCGACCGTTAATATGAGCGGCAATCTTAACGTTGCGGGCAGCATCGTGGCGCAGCTGGACATCAGCGACCACAGCAACAAATCGATGCTGGGTATGCGCACAACCTACAACGCCCATACTCATAGCGACCCGCAAGGCGGTAGCGTCGCGCCAACGGGCAATCAGATGTAATTTTGGAGTGCGCAGCCTCGGCTGCGCCTGGCAGCGTCATGTCGGTGCCGGAACAAAAGTTTTATGTGCCGCTGCAC